TATGATGCAGTCGCTATGATGCAGGCGCTATGATGCAGTCGCTATGATGCAGTCGCTATGATGCAGTCGCTATGATGCAGTCGCTATGATGCAGGCGCTATGATGCAGTCGCTATGATGCAGTCGCTATGATGCAGTCGCTATGATGCAGTCGCTATGATGCAGTCGCTATGATGCAGTCGCTATGATGCAGGCGCTATGATGCAGGCGCTATGATGCAGTCGCTATGATGCAGGCGCTATGATGCAGGCGCTATGATGCAGGCGCTATGATGCAGGCGCTCTAATGGTTCGCCCTGATGCGTTCGCCCTGATGAACTATAAATTTAATCTATGTTAATTGATATTGCTATAGGGTACACTATAAGATTTGACTATGCCAATTGATATTATGATAAGATAAATCTATAGGGTACACCCCATCGAGATTTCAGATGGGATGGGTATATACCCTCCTACAGAAATTTTTACCAATTAAAAACTAATTTAATTTTCATTTAATTTATTTGTTACAAAGATTTCTTTGTAACGATTTTATGTAAGTATTTTCCTTAGTCAAAAACAGACACATCCAATTTTCAATGTGTCCGCTTTTTAGCCTTTTTTGAGTGTTTTTACCAATTTATAGTCGGAGACACTACTCCAATCATATATGTTCGTCAAAAATTTTTTATCCAATTTAATAACAACGTTTGTTTTATAAGTATTGTCTTACAAGCAGACACATTCAGACACATTTATAGCCTTTCTATACCCCCCCCTAGAAAATAAAAATAAAAAAAGAGGGGGGGGGTCAAAAAACCCCAATCAATGTGTCGGTATATCTTTATTTAATAAGTTATTATATTATAGTATTATTAATTATTAATTAAGTATATTTGTTTTAAATATAATTTTTATAAATATGGCTTATTCTAAAGAAGATAAAGAAAGTCTATTCTCTCTAATCCTATTGGAAATAGAGAATGGTTTTGCTATTACTAATATTTGCAATAGAGATGGTATGCCTAGATTAGGCACTATTTATAATTGGTTAGATAGTGACGACGATATGAAAGAGGCTTATTTAAGAGCATCAAACGTTCGTTCCGAGAGAATATTCGAAGAAATACTTACTATAGCTGATAAACAAGATAAAGATGTTTATTTAGACAAAGATGGTAGAGAGGTCACAGACCATAATGTGGTTAATCGCTCAAGGCTACAAGTAGATACTAGAAAATGGATGCTTGGCAAGATGAACCCTAGAAAGTATGGAGAGAAGTTAGATGTTACATCTGACGGTGGTAAGGTTCAAGCTATTCAGATAATCGGAATGAAAATAACCAACGATGAAACAGAAGACTAGCGAAATAACATTAAACGTTAGAGGTAATATAAAGCAACTGCAAGCAGTTAAGTATTGGGTAGATAAAACTACCATCGATATAGCATACGGTGGCAGCAAGGGGTGTGCTGTTAGAGGTACAAAAGTTCTTACCGATAACGGATACAAAGAAATACAGGATTTTAAAATAGGAGACACAGTTGCTTCGTTTAATGCTCTTGGATTTCTTGAATATAAAAATGTTATAGATGTTAAAAAGTTTCCTCTATCTAGTACCTCCGAATACAATAAATTGATTACATTTGTAATGAAAGATAAAACAAGTCTTTCTTTAACACCTAATCACGAAATTTATTATGAAGGAGAATGGATACCAGCAGGAGGGTTTGCTAAAAGAGTCTTGGATTGTTATTCAAGGGACAAATGGGGCTTACGAAATATCATCGAAGGGAAGGGTGTTATCGAACAAGATGTATGGACAAACGAACAAACGTATTTTGATACCTTCGACGACAAAGAAGGGTTATTTGAGAGTCTGCCTAAGTTCGGTAAAAAAGAGTGTATTGGTACACCAATTGGTTGCTATTCATTTCTTAACAAATCCTCAGAACAAAGAGACGGTAAATCATATAGATTTCGACAGGGGCAACAACTCGGTAGAAAACTTGGAATGGTTGACAATAAAGGAGAATGTACATCACTCAAAAGAAAGATGTCCTCAGTTGTTCGGAGACAAGAGAGGAGAAAAAGGAACTACGACAATACTCAACAACGAGAAAGTCTTAGAGATAAGAGCCAAGTTCAGCCCCAGAGTGGTGACGAGGGAAATGTTAGGCAAAGAGTATGGTGTGGCAGCGGCAACGATAAAAGACATAGTTCTGCGCAAGAGTTGGACTCACATTTAATAAGTGAGATTAGATTTGAATTAGTTAAGGATAGTGTGTTTGATTTGACTGTGGCTGACAATCATAATTACATAGTTACAGAGTCAAATATAATAGTTCATAATTCTGGCAAGAGTTTTTTAGGATGTTCTTTGATATGCGCAGATGCGCTAATGTACGCGGGAACGCATTACTTCATTGCAAGGAAGACTTTGACAGACCTTCGTAAGTTTACAATTCCTTCGGTTCACGAGATATTAGATATGTGGGGTATTGGTTCGGAGTATTATAAGTACAACGGTCAAGATAACTTTTTCTTATTTCATAATGGTTCTAAGATATTTTTAATAGATGCGAAGTATCAGCCTAGCGACCCTCAGTATATGAGGTTTGGTTCGATGCAGATGACAAGGGGATGGATAGAAGAAGCTGGGGAGTTCGAACTAGAGTGCAAGAACAACTTACAAGCATCAATAGGCAGGTGGAAGAATAAAGAATACAACCTTACACCGAAGTTACTTCAAACTTGTAATCCATCCAAAAACTATTTGTATAAGGATTATTACAAGCCTAGCTTGGACGGGACTATACCTGAGTTTAAGAAGTTTGTTCAAGCTCTCCCTAGCGACAATAAGACGTTACCTAGTGATTACATACCTAACTTACTTAAAATACTTAGCCACAACGAAATTCAAAGGCTTGTATATGGGAATTGGGAGTTTGATGATAATCCTTATGCGTTGTTTGATTATGCTAACATTCTTGGACTGTACACGAATGAATTTATAAAGCCTACTCAAGAGCGATACCTTACTTGCGACATTGCTTATACAGGTTCGGATAAGTTTGTACTTACAGTTTGGGCGGGCATGGTTGCGGTTAAAATAATAGCGATTGACAAGATAGATGATACGATGGTCTCTAAGAAGATAAATGAAGTAAGGATAGAGAATAGAGTTCCATTGAAGAATGTGATATATGATGCGGATGGATTACAGACGTTTACTAGAGCATCATCAAAGCAAGGGATATTATCTGGAGCGATTCCATTCAATAATAATGGCACTCCTATAAAGATGCATGGTAAGACAGAAAACTTTAAGAACTTAAAGGCACAATGTTATTACTACTTCGCTGAGGCTTGTAAGGATTCAGCGTTATATATTCAAGAGAATAAATACAGAAGTCAGATAATAGAAGAGTTGGAGCAGATAAACATTAAACCTCTAGGGGATGATGGTAAGATTTCATTAGAGAAGAAAGATGCGATAAAAGAGCGAATAGGGAGGAGTCCTGATTTTGCGGATTCGCTAATGATGCGATTCTACTTCGAATTAAAGAACAAAAAGAAAATAAGTATAATGTGGTAACAAATATAAAATATGATATTTAAAACTGACTTAGAATCGATAGCCGCCATAAAGGCTAACCTAAAGTTGACTAAGGATTTTGACGAGATGCGTAAGTACTCTAAAGAATTGAAAGCTCTAGTTAATGGAGATGACTTCATAGAGGAGTTGATAGATAAGATAGAAGGACTAGAGAGTGAGCGCAAGGCTAAGGCTAGGAAGATGTATAGCAGAAGTGTAAAAGACTTATTCACTAGATTATTCCAACCGATAGATAATATCTATTATGCATCGGGAGGTTCTAAAGAATACGATATTGTAAATGCTGAGATAAAAAAGACGTTCATATCTAAGATTGCCAACATAAGAGATGACAAGCCGCTTAGCGAGTGGATACAAACTTATGCGGTTCCATTGATGAATACAGACCCTAATGGACTTATATTTTTGGAATATACTACAGAACCCGATATAGATATATACCCTACTTATAAATCATCTTCAAATTTAAGATACTACGAAGCGAATGGGCAGATGGTTGGATATGTCATATTCGAGCCTAAAGTACTTAATAAAAGAACATTTTGGAGAATAGTGGACGACTTGAATGATAAAACGTTCGAGCAGATAGGTATGGACTTTGTAATCGTACCTGAGTTGTCGTTCAAACATCCATTTGGACAAACTCCTGCAATAATTTGTTCTAATGTACAGTTAGCAGGAGAAGATGAAAAACTAGCTCCAATTGACGATATAATTGATGTCGCTAAAGAGTATGCTAGAGACCAATCTTTCTTAACATTATATAAAATATATAAAGGGAATCCAATCTTCTGGAAATACGTTCAGTATTGTGGTGAATGTAGCGGAACGGGAAAGTCGGGGGATTCAAATTGCGATTCTTGTAACGGTCATGGTAAGATGATGGCTAAAAACGATGTTACTGACGTTGTCGAATTACCGATTCCTGACGATAGAGATACTCCTGTAATTGCTCCAAACATTGCAGGGTTTATATCTCCTGATTTAGATGTCTGGAAACAATACTCTGAAGAACTTGAGATATTAGAGAAGAAGATGTACAAGACACATTGGGGAACTAATTACGGGATGCACTCAAATACAGGGAGCATCAAGACAGCTACGGAAGTGATGTTTGATAAGCAGCCAATGGAGACTAGGCTAAACAAATACGCTGATTATGTAGAGTATGTAGAGTGGAAAATATCAGAATGGGTGCTTAACTTCTACGATTTATCTAAAAACAAATTCGAAAGTAAGATAACAGTAAATCTAGGTAGAAGATACATTATAGAGAGTTACGATGTATTGTTGGATAGATATGAGTTGTCAGTTAAGGCTCAAGACAACAGCGTAGTGTTGGATAAGTTGTTCACAGAATATTTAGGAGCAAAATACAGAAACAATCCTATTGATTTACATATTAGTTTGCTCAAGGCATCGATAGAGCCCTATATACATATAGATACAAAGACAGTATTAGAAGTATTTGGGCAAGAAGAAGCTCAGAGAAAGATATTATTTGGTAAATGGTGGAGGACTTTAAAGGAATTTAGTAAGGAAAGTAGTGCTTTAGAAGAAGAATTTGACAATTGGTTCGAAATAAATAAGAAAATTGTTGTAATTCAAGATATTATTACATAGATTTGCCTTAATTCTGTCATGGTTTTAATATATTTTCAATGAGCTAGTGAGATTAGTAACTTGGAACGAAAATTGGGGGAGCGTAAATCCCCCTTATTTTAAAAGTAACAAATAAAAAAAGTAAAATATGAGTGCATTTCAAATGGCAGTATATAAGCTGCATAAATTAGCGAGGTCAGGGAGTGGTTTTAGTCAAGATATAAAATTAGGACTAGAAAGAGACTTACATGTAATTCAATCGGATTATGCCGACCAAATAAATAGTCATTCTAGTATTAATGGATTGTTCTATGAAAAAGATGTAGACGCAACTGCACTTTACCTTTCTGGTAAATCTTACAAGAATGTAAAGACCTATACTAAATTCGTAGAAGTGATGGAGGAAACGTCTTTAGATAAAGAAAATCTAATTGCTGAGTATGAAGAATTATCAGGCTTAAAAAGCAAAGGTAATTGGGGAGTAAAAAAACTTGAGAATGAAATTAGTATCTTGAAAAACAAAAATGATTAATTATGGCTTTAGAAAATATTTCTGAAATAGAAGCTTCGTTAGGACTAGAGGAAGGTAAGCTTTCTGAGATGATGTCAAGCGAAGAAGTTCATAACGTAGACTTGTCTACTAGAGTTATTATGGATAAGTCGGTTTACGATGAGAGAATTTCCAATATAAAGAAAGAAAGTTCTGCTATGTCATTGGAAATCGCAGTAAAAGAGCAACGAAACAAACTAGGTCTTGAGTTCCAAGGTAAAACGATGGAGAATCTAGTGTTGGCTTTAAGGCAAAAGGTCGAGCTAGAAAGCAAAACAGAGCCGGAGGAAAAATACAAGAACCTTAAAATTGATTTTGATAAACTTCAATCTAATTTATCACTAAAAGAAGATGAATTTAATACATTCAAAACTAACATCGAGTCTCAAAATAGTTTATCTGAGATTAAGAATGAGTTTACTAAAAATATCCCAGAAAATACATTGGTTTCTAAGTCTACTATATTTACAGAAGCTAAGGAGAAGGGATTTACGTTCGAAAAAGAAGATGGAGTATTAGTCGTAAAGGATTCAAAAGGAAGTATTGTTAAAAACGAGAGTACTTTATCTCCATTAAGTGTTTCTGATTGGGTAGCTGATTTCGTGACACCTTACTTACCTAAGAACACAGGAGGTAGTGGCAAGAAAGACGAAGGGGGACAAGCTGCTGCGGGTTCATTCGATGCTTTTATGAAAGAGTCAGAGAAAAACGAATGGAACGCTAGTAAGCAAAATGAAGAGATGGCTAAAAGAATAAAAGATGGAACTCTAAAGTTATGAGAAAAATAGTAGAATGGTTTTTTAGTTTCTTTATAAGTAAAGAAGCTATGGAAGCAGAAAAAGAGTCGGCATTAAGAAATATTAAGAAAGAACTGCGTGACTATAAAAATAAAACTTATTTTAATAAGTTAGCTAGGAAGTAAATATAATAACTAATCCCCACTACTTAATTGTTTGGGGATTTTTTCATATATTTGCTTTTGAATGACGGTAAAGTGATTCGGGACTTTTTTTAATCAACTTATAAATCATTCATAATGGCAAATCGCACAACTGCAAATTTAGTAAAGGCACAAGCAAGATTACTTGGAGCTTTTCAATCATCTGAACTTAGATTCAGATTTCCAGCCACATACTTGGCAATTAAGGGGATGTCCCCTATTATGTTTCCTAACTATTCTGAACTTAGAACAAGAGAAGATAGAGCAGTAGAAACAAACTTCGCTGCAAGAGCTTCAAGAGCTTTAGGTACAGGTGGAAGAACTCACAATCATACAGGAGTAAAATCAGACAGTACAGTATTGACACCTACATGGGGTTCTTACTCAGATACGTTTAATATGTCTCTAAAGCAAGCGGATAATTCTCTTTACAATGCTGATGAGCAAATGTTTCAAGAGGTTTCAAACATTGTAGCTAACTTCATGGAAGGCTATGAGACTGCTGCTACTGCTTACTTATTTAATAACCGTTCTGGAGTAAACATTGCAACTGCAATGGGAACTTTTGATGAAACTGATGATGTCTTTGAAATCGCAGTAGCAGACGAAGATACGGCTATACAAATTACTAAGATTGCAATGGATGCTAATAAATATGTTGGCTCGATGACAGTTTTCTGTGATTCAATATCTTTTGCTAAATTCGAAAAGCAAGCTGCTCAAGGAATTTCAAACGCAACTAACTTATCTTTCCAATTTGGAGGAGTTACTTTTGTACACTCTGTAGAGCTTGGAGCTTTGGCTGCTGCCTTAGTATCTGGTTACTCTAAAGGATTTTGGATTGTAGTTCCAGAAGGAACTGTAGCAACACTACCTTGGATTCCAATGCAGAATAGAATGGGAGTTTCTAGTAAACTTTCTGACTACTCTAACATTTTGAATCCTGTAGATGGAGAGTCTTACGCATTGCACAGTTATGAGACATTGGCTGATGACACTGCTAATAACGGATACTCTCAAGATGTAGTTATTCAATATGAAGTTTCTCAAGATTTATCTTTTGTAAAAGCTCCATTAACAGTAGCTAGTGAAACTACTATCCAAGCATTTGGTATCGTTTAATAAATGATAGAAGTCAACAAAATACAAACAGCATTAGCAGGGATTGTGGGGTTTAAACAACCTTACAACCCTGACTACTCTGTTATAGACAATTCAAATACTACTAGCGAATCTGGTTATTACATAAATGACAACCCGTATGCTAAAGTTGAGTATATCAAGGATAGTCAGGATTTTGTTGGTATTAATGACAGAGATTTTAATTTGTTTCTTAGTGATTTAAAAAAATCATCTATCTCTAGTATTTGCAATCAAGTTTTTAGTGAATACGATTTTATAGATAGACAAGTAATTTATAAAGAAGCTTCTAATAAAATAAATTTAGAGACTTTGCCTACAGATGCTTTTGTTGGGTATAAATTAGAAATATCTAAGAGAGAAAATATCTCTTTCAGAATAAATAGAGTAATACTAGATTTTCAAGGTAGTGGAGATATTGAAGTTGTTTTATACAACACGTCCGTCAAAGCACCGATTAGGTCTAAAATTATAACTGTAACTGAGCAAGACCATATACAGGTTGATTTAAATTGGGCAGTAAATAACACAGAAGGGGTGTGCGGTGGAGATTATTACCTAGGTTATTATACTAGCGGAATTACTTTAACTCCTTTTAAAAGGGATTGGGCAGCCTCAAGTATTATTAACTCACCTAAACAGATGTACGTCACAAAGGTTAGTGTTCTTGACTACAATGGCTCAGATATGTTTGACTTGTCTAAGATAGAAGGGATGTCTGAAAACATAGGTTTGAATCCAGATATAACAGTTTGTGATGACTATACAGACTTCATCATTAACAATAAAATGTTATTTGCTAGAGCTGTTCAGTTAGAAGGAATCATAAGATGCATACAGTTATATATGTCTTCTCTAAGGAGTAACTCTAATCAACAAATGTCTGCTCAATTATATGAGAGAATGATGTTAGAGCTAGAAGGCACTAGCGGAGAAAGCGTTGTAAAAGTAAGTGGTTTAAAAAATCAATTACTAGGCGAAATTACTTCAATAAGAAGCGAAGTAAATAAACTTAGAATGAGTTTTAATAAGACTAATCAAATAATGGTATCTACATTAAGATAATGGCAAATAATTTAATAAACAACCCTGTAGGAATAGATAGTGTGATAAACAAAATACAATCAAAATTGTATAATAGCTTAAACACTTTATGGGGAGTTGAAATAGATGGTTTTCCTAGATGCTATGATATTATAAGGGATAAAAGAAAGACTATAGAACACTACTTAGGAAACAAAGAATACTTGTCTTTAATTAGTCACGATAGAAATAAATTTTTCTTTTTATCAAATCAAGATTATGTTCAAAACAGTTACTCAACTTACGATACGGTTATAGAATTATATTTTATAGTAAACCTATCTAAATGCAAGCCATTGTTAGGGCATAGAGGGGACGAGGAGTTAAGACTTGATGTAATTAACGTTTTATCTTTAGTAGGGGATATTTCCCCAAACATGAAGATAGTTAAGGGTGTTGAGAATGTATTTAAAGGGTACTCATACAACTTATCTGACGATATGCAACCTTATCACTCATTCAAGATTTCATTGACTATAAATGACTTTAAACTAAATAAAACAAATTGTAATGGCAATTAAAAGAGCAATACAAGAAAAAGAGTTCAAGGTTTTGAAACCGTTTTCTTATGATAAGAAATATTACGTAGGAGACGTTGTATTATTGTCAGAATATAAAATTATAAAAAAATTATTAATAAACAAATACATTAAGTAATTATGGCACTAATGGACCAAATTGATTTAATTAACTGTGGCATAGGCGACCTTTCGGGAACTGGTATGCAAGGATGCAGTTTTGATTGGGATAGAGTAGAGACTATTGAATTAAGCTCTAAAAATTACCAATACTTAGAAGAGCAAACATTATTAAGCGTTAGGGAGGCTCAGCAAAAAGGAGATTTAATTATTCTACAAGGGATAAAATCTTTCAACCTTTCTGCCGTAGACCCTAATATTAGTACTGCTGATGGTTCTGGATACGAAACAGTTACAGGAGAACTTCCTTATAAGTACAACGTTATGTTTGACAATAACGGAGTAAACTTTTGGAAAGCACTTAGAAAATTAAATTCTAAAGACCAGTATAACGTTGCTTTTTATGACGTAGAAGGTAATAAGATTTTTACTCAAAGTAAATCTGGAGTAGTAAGAGGTTTTGCTAGTAAAATGATTTTCACAGGTCAATACAAAGGTAAAGAAGGTAACAACCCTGCTGAATGTAGTATGACGATACAATTAGCTGACTATTCAGAAATGGAAAGACAGTCTTTCATCGCTGGAGACAATTTAGATTTTAGTGCTAAGTCTGACTTAGAAGGAGTTAATGATTTCAAATTAACTGCAAGTCCTGTAGCTAGTGCTTCAACATTTATTGTTGTTACTGCTCTATTATTGGATAAATCTCATTTTGTAGATGGTTTATTAGTAACTGACTTCTTGGTTAAGAAGGATGGAGTTGTAATTGTTCCTACTGCTGTAGTTGCAGATGCTTCTGCAAAAACATATAAGTTTACAGTACCAGCAGTAGCGACTGCGGAAGTTTATACCGTATCGTCTTGGGATGCTGATTTATTGGTTCCGATAATTCAAAGTGCTTCTGGTCTATTGTTTAAATCAGATATAGCAAGTGTAATAGTTTCATAATTTTTTTTATTTGTTATTTTTAATCGGGGATTGCGTAAAAGCAATCCCTTTTTGTTTATATATATGACTGTAGATGAGTACTTAGATAATGCTAAATTTGTTTCTGATAATTTACAATCAGAGGTAAATAATATTGTTTACTCAAGCGAAGTAGAAATAATTAATTTGAATACAGAAGACCAATTGTTTAAAAGAGGAGTTGGTTTAGAGAATAGTGTACTAGGTCAATATAAAACAAATAGTTATCCAGAAGCAGGCTCTTCACTTAGAGGTTATCCTAAGAACAGAGGAGACAAATACAACTTCTTAAAGACAGGTAGATTATTCAATGATATGAGTGTAGAATTAAATGGATACAAACTTACGATAACTAACTCCGATACTGAAAATAAAATAGGTTCTTTGTTGAGATTGACGGGGCAAGAGTTTATAGGCTTAACAGAAGAAAATCAAGAGAAGTTAAACTACGAAATAATAAAGCCTAAGTTAGATGAATTTATAAAAAAGTACTTATGATTTATTACGAAAGTATAGAAACATTACCTTTATTTAATTGGGATAATTATTTAAAGAACAAAGATAAAAATTGGTTTAGAGTAGATTTCGATGGCAGAGAATCTAAAATAACCAATAAAGAATTGGATAAGATAGAAGCTGATATTCAGGACGAGTACTTTATAGCTATAGATGACAGAGAGTTCGCTCATAGGCTTCAAAAATGGGTAAAGATAGATAACCTTACCACTAAGTATAATATGGTCTCTATGCTCTTAAAAAGGATGTGGAAGGGATTCGCTGATAATGAGATGGAGCTTAGAGAAAGGTTTATAAATACTCTAGCTCTTTATGGGTTTAAGTTCCCTAAAATAAACACTCTTGGAGGAGATGCTGAGGAGATAATTAAAATGAATACTAAGTTACAGAGTTTAAAAACTCAGATTGATATTCTAAGGAGTGAGATGGTTGAGGATGGTAAGGAAAAATCAAGTAGTTTAAACAAGCAATTAATAATAATGTCACTAGGTCTTAATTTCGGTTATAAGTTAAACGCAAAAGAAATAACTGTAGCAGAGTGGGTTGAAATGTGTAAAATACTAAAAGAAAAGAATAATGGCTAATACAATAGACTTAATTGTTGGCGAAGGAGCCGAGAGACAAATTGCGAAGCTAATAAGCGACCTTACTCAAGTAAATGAACTAATACTTCAAACAGCTCAAAGCGCAGCTAAGTTAGGCTCTGCTTCAACTCCTAGTGGTGCAGGTAATAGTTCTACCGAAAACGGAAATGCAGTAAAACAAATGCGTGAGCTTTCTGCCGAGGTAGATAAGTATGAGAAAAAATTATTGGAATTAGTTGCTGCTAAGAATAAATATACTGATAGCGCATTAAAAGAAAGGACTGAGACGACTTTAGCCAGAAGAGAAGCGGTAAATCAAATCAAATCCACTTCTATAATGACTAGTGCTTATGAGAAGTTAGATATAGAACATAAGCAAGCAATGAAGTCTGCTCAAGCACTAGGAGCTACTTACGGAGCTACTTCTCAGCAATTTTTATTAGCTGCTGAAAAAGCAAATTTACTAGACGCAAAACTTAAAGAAATTGATAGTAAAGTAGGAAAAAACACTAGAAATGTAGGTAATTACAAGAGTGGATTTGACAGCTTGGGGAACTCAATTAACCAACTTACTAGAGAAGCTCCTGCATTTGCGGTATCTATGAATACTGGTTTTCTAGCGTTATCTAACAACATCCCTATATTTACAGATGAAATAGTTAAGTTAAAAAAAGCTAACTTAGACTTAAACGCAACAGGAAAACCAAGTGTATCTATATTTAAAAGTTTAGCATCTTCTATATTTACTTGGCAGACAGCTATAAGTTTAGCGGTTACACTACTTACTGTTTATGGTGCTAAATTAATAGATTATGTTTTTAATACAGATGCGGCTGAAAAAGCTACTGTAAAATTAACTGAGTCTTTAAAAGACAATAGCGAACAAATAAAAAGAAATATATCTGATTTAGAAAATCAAGCGTCTGCTGATATAGAGTTAGCTAAACAAAGAGGAGCTAGTGAAAAAGAATTAGCTGCTATAAGATTAAAAGCTGGATTAGACTCAGTAACGGAATTAGAGAAGAATAATAATGAATTAATAAGTAAACTCGACGAGTTTGATAGCTATAGATTACTAAAAGCTCAAGATATTAGTTTAGCGTTCCTGTCTCTAAGGAAAAAGTATAACGGAGACAATGAAAAGGCGCAAAAAGAATATATTAGGAGAGAAAACGAATTTACAGATGAGAATAGAAAATTAATATTAGAAGATAAAATAAAATCTGACGAAGAATTAAGAAAGCAAAACAATAAAAACACACAGTTAGCTCTTGAAAATTTAACTAATGAAAAAGATGAAGATAGAAAAATAAGAGAAAAGGCAAACGAAGATAATAAAAAAAATAATGAAGAAAGACTAAAGGACATATTCGAAGCTAATAAAAAAGAGTTAGAAATAGAGCAGTATAAAAAAGAAAGTATTATAGATGCTGAGTTTTCTACTTACAAAGAAAAAGAAAAAGCACTATTAGAATATAATGATATACGCCAAGCTATAATAAATCTTAGCTTCAAGGAGGAGATTAGATTAGCCGAAGGAGATTATAATAAATTGCAATTAGCTAACTTAGATTATCAATTAGCTATTCTCAAACAAACTCAAGATAGTTTCTCTAAGTTAAGTACGATTAAAAAGAATGAGGAAGCAAAAAAACTAGCAGAATATAAAGCAGTATTAAAATTATTAACTGACGAGGAGGAAAAAGCAGCTGAAATAACAGAGGCTTTAGAGCAAAGTAAGACTGACGCTATTCTAAGGAGTTTCAAAGCTATAGATAAGCAAATTGATGAGCAAATAGCCAAAACGGAAGAAGCTAAAAAGGCAGTAGAGAATTACTTAGGAAGCTTCGTTACAGAGTTCGCAGCTAATTCTGGCTTTTCAGAGACTTTTGACATTTTAACAGGTAAGATAGAAGGATTTGGAACGGATGTAGCCGTGACTTTTAACGCTATAGCTGAATCTGCTCAAGAAGCTTTTAACTTTATAAGCAATGCTTCTCAAAACAACTTTGAAGGAGAAAAGAAAAGGTTACAAGAACAATATGATTTAGCAATAGGATTTGCGGGAGATAGTAGCTCTGCTAAAGCTAAGTTAGCTGATGATTTAGAAAAGAAGCAGAACGAAATAGCTAATAGAGAAGCTAAAGCTAAAAAGAAACAGGCATTATTTAATATCGCAATAGATACTGCTCAAGCTATAGCATCTGCCTTACCAAATGTGCCTCTATCAATAGCAGTAGCATTATTAGGGGGTATTCAGTTAGCAATGGTATCTGCTCAAGAAGTGCCTAAGTTCTTTGCTGGAGGAGAACATGATGGAGGATTAATGTTAGTGAATGATGGTAAAGAATTTAATTTTAGAGAGACTGTAGTCACTCCCGATGGGAATATACTAAAGCCACAAGGTAAAAACGTATTAATGGACGCTCCAAAAGGAACTCAAATTTATACAGACGCACAATGGCAAGAGCAAGAGTTAAGAGCAATGTTGGAGAGCAGAGGAATTTCAATGAATAGCTCAATTAACTCAAATGGAATGACCGCAAATGAAATGGATGGAGTTTTGGCAAAACATTTTAGTAAAATTCAAACCAATCACACTACCTTTGACAAAAAAGGTTTTAGCTCTTGGGCAGAAGCCAATGGTAATAGAACAATAAAGGATAGTAACAGAGTTAGTAGAACTGGTTTTAAAGTATAATTTATGAGATATTTTTTAGATTTTAAATCTGACAATTACGGAAGGAAAGTAATAGATGAACCATTTGGAGCAAGCGGAATTAATTTTTCGCTTAACCAGAAACCTGATGGTATGGGTAGAGACATTTCTTTTAGCGGAGGAGAGATAATGTTTGAGTTTACCTATCTTAGAGAACACGAATTAAAGCAGCTTTTATACTATAATAGAAAATTTGGTTTTGAATCAAATGTAGTCTTAACCATAGAAATTGATGAGAATAATAAATATACTTGTGATTTAGATTTCGCTACTGCTGAGACAGATGATTTAGAATACTTTAAATGCAAGGGCATAGAGGATGCTAAATTACAGATAGTAAAAAGCAGAAAAGAAGTCAAGGTAGATTTATTTAGTAATACAGATATAGATGGAAATTATATCGCTCCATTAATTGCTGAGAATATGCTTTTGTTAGCCAAGCCTGTAATACAATCTTCTGAATGGGTAAGTACACAAAAGTTTTCAGAGCGTTTAGAGACTTCTGATAATAGATTTTATTCAATAAACTCTGCTCAAAATTTAATAAAAACAGGTGTTCAAGGAGACAATACTTTCTTTTCAATAAACTCAAATAGCATAAAAGACTTTAGAGTTTTAAAAGCAGAAGAAACACTACAAAATATAAAGATAAAAATTGATATTCCAGAATTTAATTACAAGACATTAGTTACAGGCGGAGGTAATGGATACTTGGATTATAGCTTTGATATTTACTACGGAGGAGATTTAGAGACTACTCCTTTAAATCAAATGAAAAAAATAACTCTTCTGCAGGAAACGACTAATGAAAACGTAGAGGTTGTTTTGTCTTTAAATACAGAGGTAACTATAGATTCTTTGAGTAGAGGAGAAGCTATTTACATATCGCATAACTTTTTTTTAAGGCAGTCTGCTTTATTTGGTTTCTTTAAGGCTGATTTTACCTTACCAGAAATGCAAATGAAACTCTCTGTAGAAAGCACTTCTTATAATTCAATTAGTAAATCAATAAGACTAATAGATGTAATGCGTCAAGTAGTTCGCTCTATATCTGGTCTTGAAATAAACGCTCCTAGATTTGAATCTTTAGGCGAATTTTATGACAATAGAATTTTAAACGGTAACTTACTTAGGGGTTTGATAGATAAGCCTTTTAGTATAAGTTTGGAAGATATTGAAAAGTCAATACCTGAATTTAAAGGGGATTGGGAGATAGGTAGCGATGGTAAAGTATTCTTTGGTGTAGAGAAAGATTTTTATACAGGATTAGAAAGCGGATTCTTTGATAATACTCAGTTTTCAGAGATGAGCAAAACCTATAATCCAAAGTATAGCGTTAATCAATTATCGTACTCTTACGAAAAGTTTCAGTCTCAGAAGGAGAATGAGGAGTTAAATTCATACGATTTAATACACGGAGAATCTAAATTAACTCTGTTTAATAAAAACGTAGAGAATAAAAAAGAAGTAAAAGTAAAATGGATTAGAGATGCGTTTCTTATAGAGACACAAAGAAGAAAAGCTATAACAATAACTGAAAGCACTTCATCTCAAGATGATGAAGATATTTTTTGCATAGACTCTATAACTACTAATTTCGACAATGAATTTACAGAAGTTAGTATTTTAAAACATTTTTGGGATGAAGCTACTCAGAAGTTGGTAATTAGGAATAGTGGAGACATCAACTTTATTTCTTTAGGAATATTGTTCGATAGCATATTCTTCATACAGCCAAATGATTATAACGCAGGTACTTATCGTGTCTTTTCAGTTACGTCAAGTAAATTAGAGTTAACACGTTTACTAGGCACTAACAACTCAGGAGGTAATGGGTTAAGAAGCACTAAATACACTTACGTATTAGAAGCTTATCAAGTTCCCTTTACTAATTATACTGATTTAGGCTTTACTGAAACTTCTAACTTGAATAGCGCAAATAATTATAGTAACAGGAGGTATTCTATAGCTAGGAATATAAATAATTATTGGCAGTCCTATTTAGCTACTTGCAACTTATATTGGAAAGATAAACCAATTAAAAACACTTGGTACAAAAACAACGGGGATTACGAGTCTAAATATAACGGTATAAAGTTAAAGGAAAACGAAAATATAACTCCTAAGAACCCAATATTGTCTCCTGTAGTATACAATCAGATTGTATTCGCTAACGTAGCGTTTGAAGACTATATAGCGTTACAGGCTGACGTTAGAACTAATAGGGGATATATAAGAACTTTAGACAACAATAATACTGTAATAAAAGTTTACCCGATAGATATGGAGTATTCGCTTTTAGAGATGGAGTTAATCATTAAGGCAGAAGAGAAATACGAGCCTACAAATATGACTATAAGCACTCAATTTGACTACATACTTGTGAACGATGAGACTAGAATACAGTCAGTTATATATGAAGTTCAAAACGAGAAACTATTTTTATACGACGAAAATAGATTTAGATTGTACAATGGAGTGTATTGGTTTGAAGTAAAGGTTAATGGCGCAACTCCTAGTACTATTACTCAATTAAAAGATTGGTTAGACCTATTAAGCTAATAAGATATTTTTCAGTATATTTGTAATAATTTAAGTTTTAATTATGACTGTTTCTCCTTTTATAAATATTTTTCGAACGAAAAAAGAGGCTTTCTACTTTAAGAATAGTCAGATAAACACGAAATTTATATTTGAAGGAGTACAGTTATTGCCTAACAATACTGCCAAATACATACAATTAACAGATACAGTAGGGGGGATAAACTTAGAAGATTGGCAAGTAAATATAGTAAATGTAAATACAGATGCAAAGACAGATGTTACTGATTACTTTTTTGTTGACTCGCTAACAAATTCATTAGATGGCGCACCGCAATTATACTGGTCTTTGACAAACGTTCCTTTTGATTTTGGATATGAATTAGTTTACCTAGAGATAAATCAATTTGTAGGAGAAACTTTTTATTCGACACCTTTTACGTTGACTGACAATAATAGTGAGAATGTATCTCAATTCCATTATAAGGAGTCTAAGGCAGATGTATATCAATCAATTGGTTTACAAGTATGGTACTTAGAAAGCGATAAAAAGACAGAGTTAACAACATATTACGAAGTATCAACCAAAGCTACAGTTTCTAAAGCTATCAAGACAAGTAATTTAGAGATATTTAGAAGTGAATTAATGGATAAGTCAACGTTAATATTACTAACGTATTTACTTGAAAGTCCTGTTTTATTTCTGAATAATAAAAGATATTCATTATATGAAGCTATAGATTTACCTAGAAAGACATCGCAAGAAAATTTCGGTTTTATTGAATTTAATTTATCAGTAAGCAATGCTACGACTTTTTTTAATATTGCGGATTATAAAGGAATTGACTATGGAACTGCTGACTATAATATTTAAAAAATAAAATATGGCAACATACCAAGACATAGGTTATTTAATAGACACTAACCTAGCTTCAAATACGAAGATACCAGCCGCTCTACATAGAGAGGTTGAGCGTGCTTTATTGGATTTTATTAATGTAAATTTATCTCAATCAGGAGACATTAAAATGATAAAATGTGATATTACATATCTCAATGAGAACTTTGAAACAAATGGTCTAGGAAAGTTGCTTCGTTTAGGATGGGCAATTTGTAACGGAAACAATACTACTTGGGATTTTACAGGTAGAGTTCCGTTAGCTTCTGGCATTGGATATTCCGCTTTAGGAGGATTAGGAGGAAATAAGGACGCAGTAGTAGTGTCTCATGTACACTCAATTAATTTACAGCAACTTAACAGTAATGGCGATGGTGGTTCTGGAAAGTTAGCTACAGGAGGTCAAGTCGCAGAAGGAGTTATTCCGAATATAAACACAGAATCTACAGGCGTAAGCGGAGTAGATAAGAATATGCAACCTTATATAACAACTTTATTTATTATGAAATTATGAGTCTAGTTATAACAAAAGAGACAGGTAATTTCTTTAGTCTAGTTTTAGATGGGGGAACTCCTATAATATCCGAGCGGAATAGACTAACAACTATTGGTGATTTTTGCAATTTTAAGACTGCTAATGGTGCTAACTTAATTCTAAAGCAGAATATTATATTTAGCGATATCACTATTATTACAGGAGTATCATATGTTCCGACTTCTATTAATAATTTATGGGTATCTTTGATAGATGCTGGCTTTTTCGTAGGATTAGGGTTAAGTAGCGGAGCTGGTGGAACCAATAGATTTGAAGAACTATTAGATACGTTTTCTTATTTCGGTAGAGACGGTCAGTTATTAATAGTTGATGAATCTGGATTAAAATTAGACACCGTAGCTTATCAAGTATTTACAGAAGCAGATGCTTCGAAGCTAAATAATATAGAAACGGGTGCGCAAGTAAACGTCAATGCAAATTGGAATGAGAGCAATCCAGAATCAGATGCTTATATTTTCAATAAACCAATGGTGCAACAAGATAAAAAATTTATTTACAATCAAACTAATGCATCATCTGTTTGGAGCATAACTCATAACTTGGAAAAAAGACCATCTGTTACAGTTGTTGATACTGCAGAGAGTCATGTAGTAGGTCAAGTTAATTATATAAACGACAATCAAGTAACAATAATATTTAACGCCTCTTTTAGTGGCTATGCATATTTTAACTAATAAATAAACAAAAAAACAATGGCAACAATAAAATACTTAGTAGATTTAGATTTAACAAAAAATCAACTATTAAACGTAGTAGTTCAGAATTTAGCGATAGCACCAAATAACCCTAAAGATGGTCAAATATACTGGGATACAGCGGACAAAACACTATATGTGTGGAAAACATATAGCCCAATACCTTCATCTGCCCCTTTTGGAGAGTGGGTGGATTTAGGTTCTAGCGGTATTACGAATTTAGATTATGTAGCCGCAGAAACTAACGGTTTAGTAACTTCAAGTACAGGTAACAATGCAACTATACCTTTAGCGACACTTGTAGCTGGGACAAATAAAGCGGGGTTTTTATCGCCAGCAGAAAAAACAAAACTTGCAGGAATTGAAGCTAATGCAAAAGACGACCAATCAGCTATTGAAGTACCTGTAAGTCCTGCGATAAATGCTAAAACAAATGTACAAGCGGCTTTAGAAGACCATGAAACTAGAATTACTACTGTTACATCTGCAAGTCATGATGCAGTAACTTTAGATAGTGTTGTTGATGTAACGGCACAAGCTGCCAGTTTATCAGGGCAACAATTGACTTTAAAAAAAGCAACTACATCTACTGATGGTGTAATGAGTAGTGAAGACAAGACTAAGCTCGATACGGTTGCTACCAATGCTCAACAAAATATAGCTACTAATTTAGCAGTAGGAACAAGAACGGCAACGGCTTTCCCTGTAACAAATAACAACGGTACGGGAGTTACTATTCCAGAAGCCTCTATTACAGAAGCGGGTTTGTTAAATGCTGCAGATAAAGTTAAAGTTAATAATGCGGTATTAACTACGCAAAGTGCTATCATAGCTTCTTTTTTAAGTTTAAGTGCTAGTTTAGCTGAAAATTCAGACACAAAAATAGCATCTCAAAAAGCGACCAAATCCTATGTAGATGCATTAGTATTAAGCTATGGAGCGTTAGTTTTTCAAGACGGATACGATGCAAGTACTGATACCCCTAAATTAGACTCAACACCTTTTGCTACTGGCATTAAAAGAGGTTGGACTTATGCAGTTAGTGCTGCGGGTGATTTTTTTACAGAAGCAGTTGAAGCAGGTGATTTACTTGTAGCAAGACAAGATTCTCCTACAACTAGAGCGCATTGGGTTATAATTAATAAAAATATACCAGATGTATTAAGTACGCTTTTAGTCGGATTTGTAGTAGGTGCAAATTCTACAATAACTTCATCAGATAGTATTTTAGTTGCTTTTGGAAAAGTTCAAGCGCAACTAAACAATAAAGAAGGTGGTATTACTGCAGGTACAACTTCTCAGTATTTTAGAGGTGATAAAACTTTTCAAACATTAAATACAACTGTAGTACCAGAGGGTAATAATTTATATTATACAGATGTTAGAGTTAGAGCGACTCCATTAACAGGATTAAGCATAGCAAATGCTACTCCTATAGTTGCTGCAGATACTATTCTAATTGCAAGTGGAAAGTTACAAGGGCAAATTGATACAAAAAACGCTTTAATTTCACACTTAGAATTTAATAATACCGATTTAACTGTATGGAATAACGGAAAAGGGAACATAGCTAGTAATACATCATTTGGCGATGGAGCTTTACAATCAAACAGCACAGGCATTAATAATCAAGCAAGTGGTGCAAATGCTTTACAATTCAATAGCACAGGCAGTAATAATCAAGCAAGTGGGGCAAATGCTTTACAATTCAATAGCACAAGCAGTAATAATCAAGCAAGTGGTGCAAATGCTTTACGATTCAATAGCACAGGCAGTAATAATCAAGCAAGTGGTACAAATGCTTTACGTTCCAATAGCACAGGCAGTAATAACACGGCAAGTGGTTTAAATTCAGGTCTATTTATAGCAGACGGAACAACAAGTAACACAAATTCAAACAATTCATTATTTTTAGGAAGTGACACAAAAGCCTTAGCAGATAACCAAACAAATCAAATAGTTATAGGTTCAACAGCAATAGGCTTAGGTTCAAACTCAGCTATTTTAGGTAACTCTAGTATAACAACTACAGGATTAAGAGGTCGTGTTTTAGTTAATACAATAGCGGATAACGGAGTTGATAATCTACAAATAACTGGTTCGCAAACATCAACAGGTCAAATTAAATCTACGGTAGCAACAAATACTGCCCCATTAGTTGTGGCGTCAACTACTAAAGTAACCAACTTAAATGCTGATTTATTAGACGGACTTCATTCTAGTGACTTTTATTTAGCAACTAATCCAAGTAGTTTTACAGGCAAAGTTGTATCCGTTTCATCAAGTACTTCTCTTGTTTCTACTTTTGCAATAGCTCACACTTTTGGCGCAGACGTAATAGCAAATGCAAGATTTGTAAGCGATAATAGCGTTTTTTTATGTGAAGTAATTATGACAAATAATTTAGTCACTTTTAACGTAAATACCCCAATCGCTGCTAATTCAGTTAAATTTATAATCATAGGATAAAATGGCAAAACAAAAAATTAAAGCAGATTTAGAAGTAGATGGAATAGTTAAAGTAGGAGATAGACCAGTAGCAATTAGAGCTATTAGTTTTTCAGCAAGCCATAACGACCTCGTAATTGACAATGCGAATAGCGGACATTCTTTTGAAGAAAGTTCAAGACTTATAGCGTCTACAAATAATGCTAGTTTTGGCTTTTATGATGCTGTTCCAACAGTAACTTCTTCTGGTTCAATTAATTTAGGACATCTTAACGGTTTTCAATCAAGAATACGTTATGAAGGAGCTGCTAGTTTTACAAATGACCTTTCTGCTGGAATAAGAAGTTTCTATTCAGATATTTTCATATCAGGAAGTGGAAACGTACCTTATACTGCAGGTCTTTACATACAAAATGCTACAGTTACAGGTACAGGTAGAGTACAGAATCAACACGGTATTATAATTGGCAACCTAGACGCTGGAACAGTATCAAATAGAGGTATAGCTTGCTACACTTATAGAAATTTCTTGCAAGGTCTAGCTATTGGTTCTGATGTATTAGATTTAGACAACCCTCTTAGAGTAGAGGGTAATGGAAAATTTACAGGTACAGTAACCGCATCACCCGCAACGGCGTCAACTGAACTAGCTACTTTAGCACAGGTAACTGCGAATAGACCTTATAAAGTATATACTGCTTTGCTATCTCAATCAGGAACTTCTGCACCTGTAGCAACTGTTTTAGAGAATACGTTAGGCGTTACTATTTCTTACATAAGGAATAGTTTAGGGTTGTATCAAGGAACTATTTCGTCGGGAACTTTTGACACGTCTAAAACCTACACAATGTGTTCGTTTGGTGATATACAAGGAACAACTTCACTAACAAGTCAGATAAAATTAACAAATTCATCATCTAATTTTTTAATATCAACTCAATCTAGCGAAACATATCTTGATAATTTGATGACTAGGCACAGTATAGAAATCAGAGTATATAATTAAAATGATAAAATTTATACTAAACATATTAAAATCTGACACTGCAGAAAGTAGTAAGCGACTCGTAGGTGTATTAGGCTCTATAAGCCTAATTATTTCAATGTTAATATGGCATACAGATACTTTAGTTAATGCTGTTTTAGTTTTAAGTTTAGGGGCATTGGGTATTACAGCAGTTGAAAAAATATTTAAAAAATGAATAATATTAAGGAGGTTTTTTATTGGTTGGACGGTTTCTTCACCGTTGTTTGGGGCGTTACTATAATTGATTTAATACCTTCAATTTCTATGGGATATGTTTTTACGAGCGTAGACAACGTGATTAAAATAGCATTTAGCTTAGTGGGTTTAGTTTATGCGCTTTGTCGACTTATTTTTTACGTAATAAAATCACAACAGGAAATAATTAAAATGAAAAGAGAAAATGGAACTAAATAAAAAGTACAAGTCTTTATTTGATTCTTACCACATAAATACTCCTTTAAGGATAGCACATTTTATGGCTCAGATTGAACACGAAAGTGGACTAAAACCTATTGGCGAAAACCTTAATTATAGTGCTTCGGGTTTGATTAAAATATTTGGTAAGTATTTTACAAAAGAGAAAGCGGAAATGTACGAACGTAAACCCGAATATATTGCAAATATTGTTTATGCTAATCGAATGGGTAATACTGAAAGCGGTGACGGATGGAAGTATAGAGGTCGTGGATTTATTCAAATAACAGGAAAGTATAATTATATTTCATTGTCAAAAGATACCCGTATAGACTATTTAAATAACCCTGATTGGTTGCTTAGAGAAGCGGATAGTGTTATTTCTGCATTATGGTTTTGGAACAAAAATAAGTTAAATGATTTAGCCGATAAAAACGATATTTTAGGAATAACTAAAAAAATAAATGGAGGGATAAACGGCTTAGAACATAGAAAAGAATTACTGAAAAAATACCTTAAATAAATATGAATCCAAAATATAATTTTTACAGAAAAGACGATACTTTTAACGGAAGAAAATATACTTTTCCATTTGATTTAACGGGCGCAGTCATTCTTTGTCAATTTAAAGTGCAACCTGCTTTAAATGTAGTTACTTTTGAATATAAGAGCGAAGATGGAACTATTACAGTACCAATTCCGTCAAATGGAGAGATATTTTTTCAGCCTAGAATAATGAGTTATCCGACTTCTATTTATTATTATGATATACAAATAACATTTTCTAACGGAACGGTAAAAACATACGCACAAGATAAATTGGAAATTTTCCAAGATGTAAGTAGACTATGAATTTAATAATCGAAGAAACTATATTAACTGAAAACATCTCAATAGTTGAAACGCTACAGACCAATACGGTTGTAGTGGATGAAACTACAGAGACAGTAACTATTAACGTCGACGAAATAAACGAAATAGTTACGGTTAATATTTCTGAAACAACAGAAAGCAACTTAATAAATATTCAAGAGTTTATCGAAGTTGTTACAATTGGATTAACTGAAGCTATAGATGTTGTAAATATAGTAATTGAAGAATTTGTCATCAAAGGAGTTCAAGGACTTACTGGTACAAACGGAGTTAAAGGAATAGACGGAACTAATGGATTAGACGGTACGCAGGGCACTCAAGGCGTACAAGGTGTTAAGGGAGATAGAGGAGAGCAAGGATTAGATGGATTACAGGGTATTCAAGGAGTTAAAGGAGATACAGGTACTAATGGCATTAATGGTTTAAAAGGAATAGATGGTGCGCAAGGGGTTGAGGGAGGTAAAGGCGGCAAAGGCGATACAGGTTTACAAGGGCAGTCAGGCGAAAAAGGAGTTACAGGAGCAGAAGGTCAACAAGGAGTGCAAGGTATAAAAGGTGACGATGGAGTAGATGGAACTGATGCTACAATAAGTGATTTTTTTGAAATATACGTTAATTTTATAGATGTTGAACCTTTCCTATACACAGCACCATTTACGTTTAAAATTAACTCAATTGTAGACGCAGATACAACAAGCTACACTATACTTTTAAACGATTTACCTTATACGATAGGAACAACAATTATGCAATACGACAAGATTAAAATAACGGTTTTAACGGTTGGATTTTTAACTTTAAATTCCGAAGCAATATGAATAAATTAGTACAATATTTCAATGTAATAAAAAAAGGAGTTGGAGGAGTTAATTACCTATTCAAAAACAAAGCTGGTATTAAAATACAAACTATTTTTAAAGCAATTATAGGATTCAACGTAGCAGGGATAAAAATATCACAAGCTCCATTTCGTTTATTGATGAAGCAAAACCCCGCTTTTAAAATAAGGACATTTGCAAGTGGTTTTTCCAAAAAAGAAATAATAAATGCGGGTATAAAAGTAGTTACGAGCGTGAGCGGATTGTTTAGACCAACTCAAAGACCTGCATTTAAGTTAACACAAGTTAGCTATAATTTAATCAGAACAGTAGGAGGTAATTTAGCCACTTTAACCACTCCGAACACACAAGGATGGACAAATCCTAATAACGCAATATCAGGCACGAATGGAAGGAGAGATGGCGTTAACGCTACTTTTACAGGTAATGTTTTAGCAGCAAGAAATGGGACTATTTCATTGGATTATGCTAATTTAGTCAAAAAGAGTGAGTTGACAATTAGCAGCGTAAAGCTTAGGTTTTATTACCAAACCGCAGGAACGGTTCTAAACAATGGGGATACTAGATTGTATTTTACTTTGGATGGAATAAATTTCAATATTTTAGCACAGATAGCTGGGGATAAAAACGTAAGTGTTGTACCTGATGAATTTAACATAACATCAAGTATATCTTCATGGAACGATTTAGACAACATTGTATGCGGAGTTATTTGTGTTTCAGCAGTTGCTGAGACTTGGACTTGTAACTTAGACGCTATCGAAGTTGAAATAATAGCAAGTAAAATTGATATATTATGACAAAATATAAAAACAAAACAAACAATAATGTAAGTATTGATATTCCCGTTGAATATGACGAAAATGGAAACGTTACGAGGATTAAAACTCACGTAATATCTCCCAACGAAATACTTGAATTTAACGATGGAAAAGAAAACACAAATACAATAATCGAACATTGCATAAATAACAATTTAACACAAAAATAATATGGCATTAGCATTTTTAAATCAAGGTAAAACAAGTGTACGAGATTCTTTAAAAATTTTAGTATCTCACGTAACGGGGGCGGATGATAATACTTCATTTTTAGCTACACATACAGGTATTAATCCAAGTGGAGGGTCAACATCTACAATAGTAAAACCTACTACAAATGTAAATGTAGACGGGAATACTTTTGACGCAAATTTTACCATAGATGGTACAACTGAATTTACCAATAAGTTTTTATTAGTTATTGGCGTATCGAAAGGATTAGGGGTTAGACAAGTAGCGGGAAGTGGCGGAACGCATACGGGCGGTGGTATAGTAGGAACAGATACCATATCTCGAAGTGTGCGTACATTAGGAATAGGCGTTCAATCAGGCGACATATTTACGGTAGGGAATAGATTAGAAGTTCAAGATAATAGCTAATGAAAAAAGAAAACGATACGCTTATAATATCGGCTATTTTAGCAATTATTATAATCATAGCACTTGCAAGTTGCGGAAGTCGAAAAGTAGAGTCTAATAAAATAGATAAGCAAATTACTACTGAAACAAAAGAAACAAAGAAAGATACTTCATCTACAATTACTAAAAATAACATCTTTAAAGCCGAAGATGAAGAAACTATTATTTATGAGCCTATAAACAATAATAAACCAATTGTTATAAACGGAATTAGCTATATAAACACACGTTTAATCAATCAAAAACGTAAATCTATACTAGTAGATACAACGATAAAAAAAGAGGTTAAAATAGGTATGTTTTCGTTAGCTAAAAAAGAACAATCTAAAGAGATAATTAAGGATAAAAACTCAGATAGAAAAGACGGTAGTACTTGGTTATTAATTGGAATTATACTTACTATTGTGTCATTTGGCTTATTAAACCATTACTTCGGTGATAAATGGTGATTTATTTCTTACATTTGACAAACTAAAAAATTATGCGACAAAAAAACAAAGAAAAAAGGTACAGATTTAGTTATCACATTGCTAACAAGATAGGAGTTGAAATAAATAAATCTGGACGTTACAGGCTAAATCAAGAGCAAGAGAATAAATTATTCGAATCAACAAAAAACACTCAACTTATTAAACGTTTATTTTTTGATATTGAAACAACCCCTAATATTGGTTATTTTTGGAGAACAGGTTATAATCTTACAATTCATCCAGAAAGCATTATTGAAGAGCGAAAAATAATATGTATATCTTATAAGTGGGAAAGTCAGGATAAAATTTATCGTTTAAATTGGGATAAAAACTTATGTGATAAGCAAATGTTAATTGACTTTGTAAAAGAAGCGAATAAAGCAGACGAGATGGTTGCTCACAATGGAGATAGATTTGATGTTAAATGGATTAGAACCCGTTGTATATTTCATAGAGTCCCAATGTTTCCACAATATAAAACCCTAGACACTTTAAAAAAGGCAAAATCTGGATTTAATTTTAATTCAAATAAATTAGACTATATTGCTCAATTTTTAGGAGTAGGGGCAAAGGTAAAGCACTCAGGTTTTGATATGTGGAAAGACGTAATGAAAGGCGATAATAAAGCATTGGAGGAAATGGGTAACTATTGCGATGGAGATATAGTAGTATTAGAAGATGTATTTTTAACAATGCAAAATTATATTTTGGTAAACACACACGCTGGAGTAATTAATGGAAATTCAAAACATTCATGTTCTGTTTGTTCTAGCGAAGATAGTGTTTTATTAAAAAACAATATTACAGCATTAGGCACAATTAAGAGGTTAATGGAATGTAATGATTGCGGACACGTTCATGAAATGAGCAACTCTGCTTATCGTTTGTTTTTAGAAATGAAACAAGATAAAATGCTAAGTAATGAAATAATTTAATTATGGCAGATATAACAATGTGTTCAGGAAAAGATTGTCCTTTCAAAGATAAGTGTTACAGATTTACGGCTAATAAATCTAAATATATGCAATCGTATTTCACTGACCCACCTATAAAAGACGGTAAATGTGATATGTATTGGGGTCAAAAATCAGAAAGTATATTTAATCAGTTAAAAGATATTATGCGTACCAGTGCGATAGATTTAAACGAACTATCTTAGGCGAGAGTAAAATAGTCCAGCAACGCATAAATGGTTCACGCAAATAGTGGCGATAATTTAATAGACGTATTAATAGTCCTTATTGACATAACCGACAAAACCCCGCTAATTGATTTTAGGGGGGTTTTTGTTTAAAATGGATAAGTTTCTTTTTTTGGTTTAGGAATTAAATCTTTTTTTATTTTTTCACTTATCGCCTCCCTAATAAAGTTTCCTATGTCAATATGGTAAGACTGCATTTCTGAAAGTCTTATTGTCTTGGTTTTAGTATATGTTTTCATAATTGTAACACATTTATAGCGGTTAGCCAATAGTTAGCAGAAATGCTCGCGTAATTCAATACATAAATATTTCAACAGAACTTTACTATATTCCCTTTTAGTCAAATAAGTTCCATCTTCTTTCATTAATTCATTAATAGGCATTGCTATTTCAGCATCGTTTTCAATATAACTGATAAGCACTTCCGCTAACATCGGTTTTGACTTATTGCCGTTTTGGTCTTGAACTGAATTATTATTTTCTTCTTGCATAATTTGTGTTTAATTTAAAGTTAGTTTTGTGTTTTATCGGTAACAAGACAAAGCCGCAACCGTTGTGGTAAATACTACAATATCGGTTTTTCAGAAAATTCAAGTTTAACATTAGGCTTAATTTTTTTAGGTAATTTTACTTTTGAAAATTTACCGAATCCTTGTAAAATACGAATTACAATTATCTCCACAGAGTGTTGGTTATCGTTAACTTCTTTTTTATAACCAATCCACTTTCTACATTGATTAAAATAATGTCCATTATCAAACATAGGATTGCAATTATTTGGCTTTATCCAATAATCATCATTATACGTTTCTAACGCCTCTACTAGCATATCATATAATTCTGATTTTGTGAATTTATGGTATTGTGCTAGTTTTTTTGCTTGGTTAAAATTCATATTTTCTTTGTTTAAGTACTTACCACAACACCGTATAAGCAATATGGCAAGATTAGGTTTAATTTAATGATTTGTGATTCTCTATTATTATTTTGGTATGCGGAATGATTACTGCTTGTTTGGTTGCCACATAGCTTATACGTAGCCGTTATAATAAATAGCTACGTTAACGTTTCTTTAATTACGTTTTCTGCAAAATCTAGTTCTGCCCATACATTATTTTCTTTACAAAACTTTACCAAATCTTCTAATGCTTTTAATAATTCGGGAGCATTTGCAATTAATCTTTGGTCTGCTCTCATTATTTCAAGTTCTTTATCATGTTTTTCGTCTTGACTTGAATATTTACTAGGATGATATAAAGTACAAATCAAGCCCCCTTTATTTCTTACTGCTCTTTTTTTATCGGAGGTAAAAACGCATCCCCATTTTCCTTCGCTTCCTTTAAATTCTGTTGCCATATTTTAGTTTTTTTTTCCTATCTGCAATTTATTATAACAGCGGTTATACAAGATTGCCAGATGGTTTTGTGTTTGTTTATAATTTAGTCTTTAATCTATTTATTTCGTATTCTTGGTTTCAATTGTCTTGAACTTTTGCAACCTCGTATAGCTACGTTCCTTTAGGCGATATTCTCAGAACGTAATCGTAAAACATCATCTAATTTTGATTGTAAAACGTGCAAGCCGCAATCCGTTAGCAAACAGTTTCAGAAACCCTTGTCGCTTCGATTATATATTCTTCCAAAAGTGATTGAGTTTTTGAAATATGGTATCTATCATTCCATTTAAAGCAATCAACTGTTTTTTCTTCTCCTTGAAATTGACATCTTACTTTATATTGATTTTCCTTGTCAAAACGGGCGTTAAATAATAAACAATCTTCATTTCTATTTTCAAGTCCGTGTTCCATTCCGTAACATCTATTTATCCAATCAAACAATTTTTCACGTTCGTTTTCTGTCAAAGTATGATAATGTTTATTTATAACATCGTCCCAAAACATAGCCCTTGCAATTGGGCGAGGAGGAACACACGCTTCAACTAAAAAACTGAACTCAAAAAAATCAATATTAAACCGATTTGCTAACAACGGTTTGCACGCATTGCTTGATTCTGTGGGATTACTTTTTTTCATGTTCTTTTATTTTTAATTATTGTACAAATATATATAACTAAGTGTCTTTATAAATACTATTTAACTTAAAATTGTGAATTAGTTAAATAAACGTTAAAAGTAATTTATAAACACTAATTCTGCCTTAAATTTGTACCCAACAAATAAACGATATGAATTATGGATACTAGAGATTACACGAACAAAGCTCCTTACTTAACAGAAGTGGATGCAGATACAGAGCAAGTAGAAATAGATGCTTACTACTACACAGAATTAAAGAGAGACGCTACGAAATATAGATTCTTAAAGAAGTCTTTATTAAAGTACTTTGAGTTAATAGATTCTCCTTTCGGACTTAGTAGCGACCAATATCAAGAGTTGATTAAACTAGAACTAATACTAAAAAAATGAAATAGCGTATTAAGCCTTTAAATAGGATGGGTTTACGGTGTGGATAGATAAGTGAAATTTTAAGTATTTCGTGGGACTTATCGGGTCAAAGGGTTCGATTCCCAACACTCCTCTAATTTTAAAAAAGCATAATGAAAGAAATTAAAGAAAGGTCTCACGTTTTAGATTGGAAATATGAACAAAGAACAAGCGCAAAGAAAGCTCTTGAATTAGCAAAGGCTCAGAACAAGCCAATTAAATATTTGACAAAATGAGTATAGAAGAAATAAAGGACATTCTAGGAATAGATATTAGAGATAGGTGCAGGAACGAAGTTAATATACTTCTAAAGACTATCTATATAGTAGAGAATAGAGGTAAGACTCTAATGGAATTAGGGGAGGAGTTAGGAATTACTTATTGTAGTGTTTACAACCTTAAAAAGAAGTACTTGTCAAAAACTAATAAAGAGGAGATGGTTATTGTGAAGAAGGCTTATTACGAGAAAGACCCCTCTTACTTAGATGAAATTGCTAAGTTGAAAGTTCTAATCCATAGAAACACTAGAAGTGTAGCAGTTAAGAGCGAAGTATCTCAAAGAAAAATGTCTATGATAAATATTTGCGACATACTTAGAGATGATAAAAAGTCTTACTTAAACAATAAGCTAGTAAGTAGTTGGAATTTATTAGATTGGGATAATTTAAAGAGTATTAACGAATCAAAATACATTAGTTATGAGCAGTAGAGAACAGAATTTCAACCCAGACCAAAGGAGCGATAATTGGAGAAAAGCGAGACATGGTAAGTTCTCAGCGTCACAAATACATAGACTTTTAGGAGCTAGAGGATTAGGAGAAGCAGGCAAGACCTATGCATTAGAGAAAGCAATAGAAGAAATGTATGGCGACCTTGAGGGAGATGGAGGATTTGTTTCATTTGATATGCAGAGAGGAATAGATTTAGAGCCTAGAGTATTTGATTTGTTTAAGGAGCAATACCCTTCCGCACAAAACTGTTCTTTCTTTGTGATAGATGAACACTCAGGAGCGTCTCCAGATGGATTAGAAGGAGAAGATGCGGTGATAGAGATAAAGTGCCCTAAGTCAGAGAAGTTCTTTAAAATAGCGTCTGGAGCATTACCAATGGATAAAGTATATTACTCCCAAATGCAGATGCAAATGTTAGCTACAGGACGCATTAAGGCTTACTTCGTTAACTACATTAGACACGATGCTCAGGATTATATTCACATCCAATTAGTAGATAGAGATGAGGAAGTTATTAACCTTATTAAAGAAAGAATTGCTGAGGCAGTTATAATTAAGAACGAACACATAGAGAAACTAAAGCAATATGAAAAAAGCAGAACAAATGAATAAATTAGAGGAGCAGTTAAAATTTTTGTCAAAGATGGGATTGAATGATGAGTCTATTGTAGATGATTTAAGAATGGTTCAAACGAAAGCGGAACACTATTATATTTTAGAGAAGAAGATAGAGCGATGGGCATACGATAAAGAGATTTTAGACAAGGGCAATACAATGGCTCAAGCAGAGAAGACGCATGAGGAAGTTCTTGAATTAATGGCTGCAATTAACGACGATGACAAGCACGAGATTATAGATGCTCTTGGAGACATACTTGTAACAATTATTATCCAAGCTAAGATGCAGAACGTGAAGTTGATTGATTGTTTACAAGTAGCTTATAACGTAATAAGTAAGAGAACAGGTAAGATGGAGGATGGTAAATTTAAAAAAGACTAATATTATGAATAATATTTTCAAAAAAGGAGAAGTAAGGCTAGATGAAAAATATAGCTTAATAAGCGATGGGGATAACGGAGTTGCTTTAATACTAAAAGAAGTTAGGTTGAATGGTAAGGGAGAAGAATATATTTTTATAGACAAGTGGTACTTCCCTAGTACAGGAATGGCTTTAGAGAAATACGTTAGAGAAGTCAATAACATTTCCTCGGAAATTAAAGAAATTATAGACGTGACTAAAAAGACGTATGATATAATAAATGATTTTAAAACTAAATATAAAAACTGGTAGTATGAAAATAGAAAAAGGTAATTATTATAAGTGTATAAAAGGGTGCGGTAATTGGTTTGAGGTTAATAAAAAATATTTTACAGATACAAATAATTTTATGGTAGATGATTTTGGGGGGTATTTAAATATGCTTGGTCGTGAAGATTGTTTTGAATTAGTAAGTGTCGATAATAACAAATACAAAGTTAATTGCAAAGGAGTTATGATTGATGTGTATGATGTTTTGAGTGCGTATCAGGTACAAAATCCAGCTTTACAACACTTAGCGAAGAAGGTATTAAAATGTGGCGATAGGGGTCATAAAAACCGAGAGATAGACCTGAGAGATATATTAGCAAGTGCGAAACGTGCGTTAGAATTAGAAGGGTATGAATAAGCATCAAAAAAAAGAACTTTGGGAAAATAAGAGGCTAACAACAGCTACTTTAACTAATAAAATATTGAATATAAATTCAGATGATATTAGAGCTTCTGAAAATTTAGGGGAGTTGTCTGCGATTAGTACTTTTATGAATAGTCATATAAAAAGTATAAACGGAGATTTAAATCTAATAAAAAACGAAGATACTAGAAAAATTCATATAGGATATATTCATAGCCAAAAGTATTTAGCCATGCAGATTGATTGGCAAATATTTAAAGTTAAAATAAAATTAAATAAAAGTATTGTATAACCAATTAAGTATTATACATTTGATAAAAAATAACATTATGAAAGAAAAGATAGAGAATTTATTAGCAGAGGGATTGAATTTAGATTTATTTTACAGTATCTCTTTTGATTCAGGAAGAACAAGTTGTCAAGGTAATTTTACGGAAGATACCCAAAAGCATATTCAAGAGTTAGGATTTGAGAGTTATAATTATCTATATAAAAACGACGAAATTATGAGCGAGTATTTTAAAGACGATATTAGAATTTTATTGTGCAAATAATTATGAAAGAAATTAAACAGGAATATTTAAAAAAAAACATTATGAAAAACAGGAACTTTATTTTAGGCACGTTAATATTAGGAGCGTTCGTTATGTCGATTATTTGGGCAGCATTAGAAGCTATCTTATTTATTTTACGTTTAATTTTTAATCTTTAACTTATGAAAGAAAATTATAAAATAATACACGCATCATTTAACAATCCAGAAACGTTATTAGTTGCTAACTTTAAATGGCTAAATGAAGTTTGTTTTTTCGGGTGCGAAGTTAACAGACGTAACGTCATAGGGAAATGGAATATTAAATATAAAAAATCATGAAAACACTTGAAAGAATATACGACAGAGTATCAACTTATTTATTTGGCAATGTGAATTGCGACCCTAAACGATATTAAGATGACAAAAGTAGAAAAGTTTTATGAATGGATGCTGAGGATAAATAATATATATCTTCATGATAACGACAGAATGATGGCTGCATTTAATAAAGTAGTAAATAAATAATTATGAAACCAACCTTAGAAAAAGTAAAAGAGCATTTTAAAAATGCTAAAGAAGTTAAGTGTATATCTAGTAATCAAATATATGATTTAACTAAAATTACAATTATAAAAGACATACATATGTGGATTGATGATTTTTGGATAGATGCGGATATAGATGATAGAAATATTAAATTAACATTAGATGAACAATACGCTGAAATAATATCTTACAAAGAGCCTAAAAAACAAACAGTAAAAGAACTGTTAAAAGGTAGCGAGTTTGAAAAAATGAATTTTGGTTTTTATGGAGATGATTACATCGAATATTCAGATGATAGAATACAAGATAAAAGAGTAATTAAGCTAACTCAAAAACAAGCAGAAGATATAATCGGTTATAAATTTGAAATAGTTAAATAAAAGTTAAATACAAACTTATATATTGATTAAAGTAGTAGTTTTGTCAAACAGATGTAAGCCTTGAGCATCCTAATTTCGAGGCAGAAAATAAATAAATGTATTATGAGTTCAAACAGA